AACTATTTATGAATAATTAAACATAATGCTTGCAATGATTAGTTAAACGTAATATAGTTAGTACATAGACAAGGCGAACAACAAAACAAAGGGAAAATCATGATGATTACGTTAACAACTAAAGAGTTTATTAACATGCTAGATAGTGATTACGACCGCATAGAAACAAGTAATGTAATTTCTGATTCTGGTGTTGAAGTAAATGGCGATGATTTGTTTGAATTCATGTACACAGAAATAGATTCAAATGAAAAAACTGTTGCTCAAGTCTTTCAGGTTGAAAACGTTAGTAACTACATTAACGAATTAGGAGCTTTGTAATGGCTAGGGTATTAATAGCCTGTGAGGAAAGCCAAGCTGTAACCATTGAATTTAGAAAACTTGGATATGAAGCTTATAGTTGCGACACTCAAGATTGCAGCGGCGAGCACCCTGAATGGCATATTAAAGGCGATGTGTTAAAAATATTAAATGATGGCTGGGATATGATTATTGCTTTCCCGCCATGCACACACCTTAGCGGCGCTGGCGCGCCAAGCTGGAAGCAGAAACAGGCTGACGGCAGGCAACAGGCTGCGATTGATTTTGTTTATCAAATACGTGACGCAAATTGTAATTTGATAGCGATAGAAAACCCTACCGGTAAACTAAATACCACTTGGAGGAAGCCAGACCAAATAATAAACCCTTTTCAGTTCGGGGATCGGTTTAAAAAAAGAACGTGCTTGTGGTTGAAAGGACTGCCTAAATTAAAAGACACGAATCTTGTTGAGCCTAAATATCACTACACATCAAACAGCACTAGAGGTGGAAAATTAAAAGATGGCACAAGAAAAAAATCTGAACTTCCTATATTTAAAGCGTGGACCAGCGCAAAGAATAGAAGTAAGACGTTTAAAGGGATAGCTAAAGCAATGACTAATCAATGGGGGCCGTTACTATGACCAGGATGGACGATAACCACAAAGGAACCACAATGACCGAGCTACCACGCGAACTAGAAGAAGAATTTAAACGGATATTTGGAGGTAAGAAATGAACACATTAATAATGGCTATATTGTTTTTATTCGGTAATTTTGTGTATCAACTTTTACAGGTTGCCCCTGATTATTTTGTTGCCATAGAGAGATCTTTCTTTCAGGCGCTTGCAATGGTATTCATTGTTTTTACATTAAATTAACAAGCAGAAGTCAAAAATGAAACCATCCGAACGAACCAAATCATTCCTATACTCAACTGCATTCTGGGGTGTTGTATGGCTTATGCTGACGAATTACTTCGGAACCTGGTGATTGTGCCAAATTTCAAGTTAAAACCCTACACATGCTTTGTGTTAACGCTTAGCTTATTACTGGCGGCTTATCTCGCGGCTGATTACTGGAGTTAACATGACTAGTAGCACGGCAACACCATCCTTAGCTTATTCGAAATATGTAATAGTGATTGTATCAACGAAAAAATCACGCGAGCAAGATGCTATTTTGAAATTGAACCAACAATTAAGGAAAATATATGAGTGATATTAAAATGAGCGATGTGTTTGATTTGCCTCTAACTGGTAACGAAGAACGTATCTATGACAATGACGGTGACACAATCGCGGATATTGATGTTTTCGCTGGCAATGAGTTTGCAGCAAAAGCAATCAACGCATACGATGCCAATCAAGAGCGGGTAGAAGAACTGGAAGGCTTTGCTGTTGAAGCAGATTCTTGTGTTGGTCTACAGCGCACCAAAATTGATGAGCAGAAAGAAGAAATTAAGGCGTTGATGGCGCAGGTTGAGTTAACACGCGATCGTTTGAGGACTCTTATTGAGTTGTCACTTGATAATGAATATAAAATCGAAGGCGAATGGGGATGTGGTCGCTCAATTGAACAATTAAGAAATGACGGTTTAATGCCGGACGAAATAATCAATGCTGAGGATGCACTAAACAAAACCCCGCAACAATGCCTTGCTGATGTTAGGGCTGATGCTGAATTAAAAGGCGCTAAGGAATTTAAGTCATATATTTTATCGACAAATTTATCTAAAAACTTGAGCGGCCATGTAAGCGGTGCGTTTGTTCTGTTTGAAAACAAATTAAAGGACAAAGCCAAATGAAAATTAACAGCAAACAACTAAGGGCAGCTAAGGTTTGCCAAGCTAAAGATGATATTCGATATTATCTTAACGGTATCCACATCTATAAAAACAAAATCGAGGCAACTAATGGTCATATCGCTGTTCAAATGACAATGAAAAACCGGATTAGGCGTGACTTGATTTTAAATATCCAGGGGCCGATACCTAAAAGCGCCGAGGAATCGATATTCGTTTTCGGTAAGGATAACTTTGTTAAGCACTACGATTCGTTTGGTTCGTTGATAAAAATTAGTGTCGTTGATGTTATCGATGGTAAGTTTCCTAATATCGAAAAGGTCATGCCAACCAATTTCAAAAAGGTAGCAACGATTGGTGTTAATACCGGATACTTTGGACTATTCAGTAAAATGTTTGACCAAAACTTTGGTGAGGTTGCTAGATTAAAATTCACTGGAGATAATGGCGCCATGCTGCTAACTTCAGATAGTCAACTTATAAACGAAGATTACGGCAATCCCAAGTTTATTGTCATGTCAGCCAGGATCAGCGAATGAGCACACATAGAAACTGCCTGCACTGCGGAACTAGTGCGCCGATTAGGGTTTTAATTGGAGATACGAGCACGACCTTTACACTTAATGTTGGAATACTTATGTCCGAAGATATTGCACCCGCCGACCTAAGCATCCACCTAGCGCCGAACCACCAGGAATATACGCCAAACCACCGCAAGCAACGTCGCGGTAAATTTAAGAGGAGTGGTAAGTAATGCCTGTATACGTCGATAAACCAATGCACAAATACAGACGAATGATAATGTGCCATATGTTAGCGGACACATTAGATGAGCTTCATAAAATGGCAAAAACTATCGGTATAAAAAGGAAATGGTTTCAGGATCATTCGAATACCCCACATTATGATATATGTAAATCAAAAAGAGATTTGGCCGTTAAGTCTGGAGCTATCGAAATAGATCGAAGACAAACTGTAGCTCTAATACGAAAATTACGAGCAGCACTTTGATAATCTCCTATTATGTTATAATTTCCTCATTTATCGCAATGAGGGCTGACTATGCCAGCACCTAAAGAAAATAGATTTTGGATGGCAAGAAGCTCACACGGTCGGAAGCCGATATTTGAATCACCAGAAAAGTTATGGGAGGCGACTTGCGAGTACTTCCAATGGTGTGAGGATAACCCGCTGTACGAAACCAAAGCTTTCGCATTCCAAGGGGTGGTAACCACCGAAGAGCTGCCAAAGATGCGAGCAATGACCATTGGCGGCCTTTGCCTATTCCTTGATATTAGCGATGATTGTTTATCTAACTATGGTAAACGTGAAGATTTTATAGGGATCGTTGCAGATATTAAACAAACGATTTACCAACAGAAGTTCTCAGGTGCCGCTGCCGACTTGCTTAATGCCAACATTATTGCGCGCGATTTGGGTCTTAAGGACAAGTCAGAGCACGACCACAAGTCCAGTGATGGCAGCATGTCACCCAAAGCATACAGCCAAGAGCAATACGCCGAGGCTCAATCAAAACTAAGCGATAAGATTGGCGATCTTGATTAAGGAATTATTATGATTTTACATGACTTGAAACACAACGAAGCAAGGATCCAAAGCGTATTGAACGCTATTTGCGGCATTAGAATTGATTCTGTTGAACTCGACCGTGTTGACGTTAATGAATTGCTAGAGTTGCCACCCGAAAACCTTCGACTATGGCTTGAAAACATATCCCGGAGATTTAGACTTGTGTGGGACGAAATTAAACCCGAAGACGTTGATAAGGCAAACATATCGGCAGATGAGTTCAATAAACAATACCTCTGCAATTGGAAACCGTTGGTTATTTCTGATGAAAATAGACATGCAATCAATAAAAAGTTCAATGAAACCATCCAGAAAAGATTGTCACAAGCTGGCAACTCGCCAATTGTAATAATTCAAAGCCGACTTCACGAAGAGGATGATCCGGGGTTTACTCTTGACTGATGTCCTCGAATGGGAAGAAATGGATTTCCCCGATCGCCTTGCGATAAAAGTTAGTTCGGAAAAGTCCTTTCTCAACTTCACTAGATTGTGGTTCGAACTACTCCAAGGCGATAAGATGCTGGTCAATTGGCATCACCGTTGGATGGCTCGGGAGATTGACTTAGTCGTACGTGGCGGCCATTCATCGACTAACCTGGCAATATCGATCCCCCCTGGCGGCACCAAGACAGAATTCATGTCAATTCACTTACCAGCTTATACAAATATGCTGGTTAAGACTGGTGTATTAAAGCGGTTTCGTAATCTCAACCTGTCATTTGCTGACACACTAGTTAAGCGCAACTCTCGCCGAACCCGGGATATTATCAGTTCAAAGGAATACCAGGAGCTATGGCCAAGCTCATTTGGTGTTAACCAGGCCGAAGAATGGGAAATTATCAATGAAAAAGGTAAGGTCACAGGTAATACTATTAGTCGTGCCATGGGTGGTCAAATTACTGGTGGTCGTGGTGGCTATTACGGCCCTGGTTTTAGCGGGTCTGTCAATCTTGATGACCCAGATAAGCCCGAAGATATGTTTAGTCCTATCAAACGTGAAGCGGCGCATCGAAAGCTTACGAACACGGTTCGCTCAAGACGAGGCGACAAATCAAAAGACCACCCGACGCCGTTCTTCGTAATTCAACAGCGATTACACGTTGATGACACCATTGGGTTTTGCACAAATGGTGGCATGGGAGTAGATTTCAAACTAATTAAAATACCAGCATTAATCACCGAAGATTTCCTAAAAGAATTAGATCCAGACATTCGTGAATCATGCTGGAATTCGATAAAGGATTCGGATTGCCGCGTTATTGCCGGTATAAAGTATTGGTCATACTGGCCAGAGATGGAGCATATCGACCAACTCATTGCGCTATGGGAACGCGACGAATACACATTCATGACACAGTATCAGCAGGCACCCTACAAGATTTCAGGCGGCTTGATTGATACGGATTGGTTTGGTTTATATGAACAACTGCCATTCATGGAGTCGCTGGCGATATTTGTTGACACCAACTCAGGTAAGGTCGGTGATCGCTTAGATTTTACCGTGTTCTTGCTGGCTGGTATTGGTGAAGATGGCAACCTTTACATAGTAGACATTAGCCGAGGTAAGTGGGATCCTCTTGACCTATTAGATGAGGCCGAGCGCTTATGGGATAAATGGGGCGCCATGATACCGGTGACTCAACGTATCGGCGTAAGAAGTATGTCTATTGAAGATAAGCAGGCGGGCCAAGGGTTAATAACAACCCTAGTCAAGCGAAAGAATATGCCGATTAACCCTATCCAGCGCGGCGCAAATCAAAACAAATTCGTTAGACACAGCAATTGCCAGCCACAGATAAAAATGGGCAAGGTGTTCATCCCTCGCATCCATAATGATGACGGTGACAAGATCGCTAACACTACCTGGTTTGATGGCACTTACTGTGCCAACACTGATTGGGTGGTGCCGTTTATTAGCGAATGTGACCTGCTAACTGTTGGCGTATTGATGGACCAAGAGAAAGGTTACGACGACCAATACGACGCTCTAATGGATGCTATCGACGAAATGCTCGTGCTCAGCTCTGGTAATGCCGCAATGTCCCTCATGTTCATCGACAACTCGCTTTAATTAAACATAATGCTTGACTATGTGTTTTATTATGTTTATATTGGTTTAATTAATTAATTGGGGAATATAAATGGAATATAACAAACGACCAACACCACTACCGAATAGGTTGGAATGTTCATTTTGTGGTTACTCTACGCCAAAACCAGACTACAAACATATTTGCTGGACTGGTATAGCCGTTTCTGCCGCCTTAGCTACCCCGGTGTTATTGATGCTTGGATGCTCAATTTTCACACTAGTGAGAGTAACAATTAACTAACCACGCGGCAAAGGAGTGATTATGAAACAACGTAAATTCAAATGCGCGGTCAATGGCCGGTTTAGGCGCGGAAATATGATTGGGCTGTGTCCTTTCATGATGCTGCATGACAACAGTATCTGTGGCGCTCATGGCAATAAGAAGTGTGAGCACAAAATAAAAATCAAGGTAATCGACAAATGAGAGACTTAACACAGCAAGAGATTGATGACGCGCCAGCTAGGTTTGATTCGTATTACGAAGATGGTCACGGCAATTTAAGACTAATTAATACTGGCATTTTGATCACTCAGGGTATTGATGTTTTTGAGTCTTGCTCAGTTAGGCTTTTGCCAAAAATAGCTGGGGTTAATTACTTTACTAAAGATCATTATTCCATGATGACTTGCAAACCAATCCCGCGCAAAGAGTTTGATATTAGTGAGTATGAGTTTAGTGATGGCGACATAATGGTGATAACAAAGGCTAGTAGCAGTATAGAAATTAGAAGCAATAATACAGCTGGTGTTCACTTGTCGCGCCAAGACTCAATAGCAATAGCCAAGCACTTCAAACTAACAGCGGAGGACTTGAAATGATTCATCACAGTTCAAGACTTAGAGAGCATAGAGATATGGTAAAAGTTAAAAGCAGCAGCCGTAAGCGTTGTGATTGCGGGTGTAAAACAATGGCAACTCACATAGGCAGAGGCCAAGGCGCTGCTATGGTTGTTGGATGTGAGTTAATGATTAGGCGATGGATTAGAGATGGCCACGTTATATTTAAACAAAAATCCTAAACAACACTCAATATACGATGTATATACTGCGGGAAAATGAACGGTTACAATAGGTAGAGAGCAAATCAAATGATAATCAAATGCAAAGTATGCGGCGCTGATGTTACTGAGATTGTAATAGGCCTTGATTCGGTCGATTCAGCAATCGAACTGGCAGCGTGTAAGATGGCCGTTGCGAGGAAGTACCAGGTCACGGCTAGCGACATAACACGCCTTGTTCAATTTCAAGTATCACTTCAGGTAATGGTAAAATGACCGAACTAACTGATTTAGAGATTTGCAAGAAGATTGCTGAGATTGAGGGTATTCTCGTTGAGGTAGTTGAACATTCTCTTGGGAATCCATGGGCAAAAACAAAAATAGGTACTAGATACAATTACAACCCACTAATCGATAAAACGCTATTGTGGGATTTGATGGTTAAATATCAGGTCTGTATTGAGTTTGAGACTGCCGAACATGGGATTGTTGAAATATGGCCCTTGGATGCGGAAGTAAGTGCGTTAATAGGAACTTACTCATCAGTATTTTATAGCTCCGAAGGGTTGCCTCGTGCAATCCTTCAATGCATTATTGACGCCAACAGCAAATAATTAGCCACCAAATCAAACCATGTTATAATGCCTTCATTAACTATGAGGGCTTTATTATGTCTAGTAAGGAATTGTCAGAAGGCTATTTGGATATCCACGGCGTAGATGAAGGCGTGATGGCCAGTGAGGAAGATTGGGGCGATTTCTCTGGTGGAATTACGGGGCCATAATGAAACCACATTACAGATACATCTGGAAGTTAAAAATATGGCTGCCAATGCTTACCATTGACCATAACAGCGGTTGGCCCTATTGCGGAGTGATAATCACGCCATACCCCGCCCCTCCATTTATTGCAACATGTTAGAAGCGGAGACCTAATGAAACGCTTACTCCAAACCCGAAACAAATTAATCACCAACAAAGATCACGTATCGCGCAAAAAGATTCGAGACAAAGAGCATATCGTCGTATCTGGCGTTAAACATATGATTGGCGACGCGGTGATGAATAAAGTTCACTATCCCAAGGATGCAACGATTAAGCTGTCAAACTCATTGGGAAACAAGCGCATTGTTATGCCGTCAAGCCATCCAACAGGCGACGAGGGCGAGTTTATTAGTGCGAGTGACCCATTAGCATTAATGAGCAACTTCGTTGGAGCATTTGCGTTTAACTTCTCAATGCGTGGCGATCTCCTAATCTCGGACATTGCCATTGATCCGGCCGTGGCCAACACTAGCGAAAGTGGTAAGCAAATTATTAATGCCATCGAGAACGGCGAACCTATCGATGTGTCAACCGGCTTCTTCCTGAATATCGAAGATGCTGAAGGCTTTGGCAGTGACGGCGAACCATTTACCGGCGTTGCATCAAATCTGTTTCTCGACCACGTTGCATTCCTACCTAATGAGACCGGCGCCAAGAATAAATTCGAGGGCGTTGGGCTGCACGTGAATAGCGCAATTGATAATGATGGCAACGGCATGGACACCGATGTTGTCGATCTATTTACTAACGCATCGGTCCCGGCAATGAATTTACCACTGGCACCAGCCGATCACACCTGGAATGAGTCGGCGGCAGTCGGCCGGGTTCGCGAGTTCAGCAAGTCAACCGATAAGCCATCGACTAACTTTCGCAAATTCTTCTTAGCATTCGACCAGGACGACGCGGATAACTTCGGCGCGTATAAATTACCATTCGTTGATATCATCGACGGCAAGCCTATGGCAGTTAAAGCAGCCATCGATAACGCCAAGGCCCGTCTAGACCAAACTCAGATAAGTGATGACGATAAAGCATCAGCATTGAGCGCGATCGATAAGTACCAGGCTAAGTTCGAAAATGCCGAACCGAAAACCAATGTGATATCGAAAGCCTGGAATGTAATCAAATCAATATTCACCAACGACAAGCATGAAATAAGCCACGATCAAATCCAAGATAAAATATTCAAAAAGCTAAACGAAGGTCGATCAGAAGATATGCGCCACTTATGGCCATTTAAGTTCTTTGACACCAAATTTATTTATCATTCAGATAATGATATACTACTAATG